ACTTCTGGTATAGACCCATCTATGAGACCTTATGTAGAAAGAGGTTTATCAGAAGCTCAAAAACTCTACGAAACATATACACCTAAATACTTTGCAGGTCCTACATTTGTAGGTCCATCTACACAAACAGAGTCAGCATTACAAATGGCAGAAGCTAATGTTGGTGCTACTACACCTGTTATCTCACAATTATTAGGTCAACAAAGAAATGTATTAGGTGGTCAATACTTAGGACCTAACCCATATCTTGAAGCTGCTTTAAAACCTGCACAAGATTTAGCTGCAAAACAATATTTTGATGCTATAAATCAAACTAGAAGTAATTTAGCTGGCTCTGGTCGTTTAGGTTCTGGCGCACAAGTAAAACTAGAAGGATTAGCACAAGAAAACTTAGCTGATGCACTCGCTAACCAAGCAGGTACGGCAGCTTATCAAAATTATGCGACAGAACGTGGTATTCAAGAAAATACAGCTAGATATATACCACAACTTCTACAGTCAACTTATGCTCCTTCATCACAATTATTAAATATTGGTCAAGCACGTGAAGATTATTCTCAAAGAGCATTACAGTCAGATATTGACAGATTTAACTTTGAACAAAACTTACCATACCAAAGACTTGCACAATTTACATCTACAGTTGCAGGTCAACCATTAACTACTCGTTCAGAAACAACATCTAGTGGTGGTGGTAAGATTGTATGTACAGCTATGAACGCTGAATATGGTTTTGGTAGCTTCCGTAACGCTATCTGGTTAGCACAGTCTAAAGACTTAGACCCAGCATACGAAAAAGGTTATCACACACTATTCTTACCATTAGTCAACTATGCTTATAAGAGTGGTCAAAAGAATGCCCTACAACGCATTTTAAGGGGTGTTTTAGAGCATATCGCAAGACATAGAACTGCTGATATCTGGAAACAAAAACGTGGTAAAAAACGTGATACTTATGGCATGATTTATCGTGCTATCTTAGAACCCATTTGCTATGTAGTAGGAAAGGTAGGCAGATAATGAGTGACCCAGTAACAGCAGCAATGATAGGAGCAGGTGTTGGTGGTGGCACATCTTTACTTAGAGGTAAAAGTCTAGGTTCAGCATTACAAAATGCAGCTATCGGTGGTGCATTAGGTGGTGCAGGTAGTTATCTAGGTGGTGCTATGGGTGGTGTAGGTGGTGCAAAAGCTACAGGTGCTAATCCTTTAGTTGGTAATGCAATGGCAACAGAAGGTGCAGCTAACATGGGTAATATTGGCATGTTTAACACATTTAATACTGGTGCGCCAAATATATTAGGTCAATCAGGAACTTATGCACAAGGCTTAAATCCTGAACTATACACAGGTTCTAGAGGTATGTTTGATGTAGCTCAAAATTCAACACTTGGATATAACCCAACATTTTTAGGTGGTCAAGGACCAGCAACATTTGCAGGTGGTGGTGGTTATGACACATCACTATTTGGTGGATTAAAACGTGGTGTAAGCAGTATCATGCCAGGTGATGTTATTATGAGTAATCCAATCGGATATGGAAACTTAGCACTTAACGCTTATGATACAATGAATCCATCACAAGCACCATTACAAACATCTCCGATTCAAAGCGCACAGCAACTTATAAGTGGTCAAACTCCTGTGCCTGCTCCACAATTTAACAGTTTATTACAACCATCACGTAGACAAATTTTAATAGGATAAATCATGGCAATATTTGACAATATAGGTGGATTATTAGGCGACTTAGGAATTGGTGTGCCTAGAAACACAGGACTTATTAGTGATACTGCTGATATAGATGCTATCAATAAAAGAGCATTAATGTCAGGTGGTGTTAACGCATTATTAACTTATTTAGCTACTCCTAAAAACTTAAATGCAGGTAGCCCATTACCTTATTTAGGTAGAGCAGCTTTATCAGGATTTGGTGCCTCTCAAAATGTAATAGACCAAGCATTAAATACAGCATACAGAAATAAAATGTTAGCTGGTAGAGAAGATAATATCAGAACTTATGAAAAAGATAGACAAAAAATTACAGAGCAATATGACCCAACTACTAAAACATGGTCTCCATTAGCTGTAAGTCCATTAGATGCTCCTAAAGAAGCAAAAGAACCTACACTACCAAATTTAGCTCAAGAGTATGAATATGCTGTAAGTAAAGGGTATAAAGGTAAATTTGAAGATTGGAAAAAATTAAGTATAGACGCTAGATTAGCTGCTGAAATGCCATTAAAAACACAAGAAGCAGAATATAACATTGGCAGACCAAAACAATCAGTTTCAGTAACTGCTGGTGGAAAAACATATTACTTTAAAGACCAAAACTCAGCAAACTTATTTAAACAGAAAGCAGGTATTAAATAATGGCTACTTTAGATGAATTAGCAGCACAATTTGGTGGAAGTTCTCAGCCACTTGATATGCCTTTAGAAGCACCAGAAGGAATAAGAATACCCTGGCAAGGATTGCCACCACGTAAAGCTGATGAAGCTCGTTTAAGAGCATCAGAACAAGCTCAAAAATATTTACAAGATAATGCTGCTATTGTTAATCAAGGTGCTGAAGTTTTAAATCAACTTGAACAATTTGGTGAGTTAAATAGACAATCACGAACAGGTGCATTGTATGAAGGTTCTCTTGCTTCATTTATGCCTGAGTCATTACGTGGTACAGATGAAAAAGTAATGCAATCTATTACTGCTGACTTAGCACCTAAAAAACGTATTGCAGGTTCAGGTACTACATCTGATAGAGACATTGCTTTGTATCTACAATCATTACCTTCTATTGAAAAAGGTGGTGATGTAAACCAACAAATTCGTGAAAACTATAGAAAACAATACGAAAAAGCAAATGCTAAATTACAATTTATGCAAAATTACTTTGACCAATATGGTCATTTAAATGGTGCAGATGCTATTTGGCAACAACAAAATAAAGTTGTAAATAAAAACCCAGCTGCAGGAGCAACAAATAAATTATTTAATGCAGCAGACGCAATTATCAAAGGAAGATAAATAATGGCTACAGCAGCAGAATACGCACAATGGATTACAGATAATGTTGATAAAAAAGGTACTCCTGAATTTAATACCGTAGCTAATGCTTATCAAGCAGCTAAAATTAAAGAAGGTCAAGCATCTAAAAAATCAGGTTCTTTAGTTGATACTATTAAAAGTGGTATTAGTGATATTAAAGAGTTATTTCCACAAAATCGTGAAGAGTATTTAGCTTTAAGAGCTAAAATTGGTAACCCTACTCGTGATGAAATGTTAAAAGAATATAGTCAAATTGGTTTAAATTTTGCATCTCCATCAGGTGTAGGACAAGTTACTAGTAAATTATTTCCTGGCATTGTAGAAGCAACTACAAGCACAATAAAAAGAACTATCCCTGAAAGATTGATGCAAAGTGCTTTAAAACCAACACCAACACAATTGGCATCAGGCGAAGCTAATACTGCAATTCAAACTTTACTTAAAGAAGATGTTAATCCTACATTAGGAAGAACTATATTTGGTAGAGGTATTGATGTATTAGAATCAAAATTAGGTGATATTAATAAACAAATATCAGAACTTATTAAAGGCTCTACAGGAACTGTTAATAAATCACAAGTAGTTGCTTATTTAGATGATTTAGAAAAAAGAGCATTAAACAATGCGCTTCCTGCTAGTGATTTACAAGCTATTCAAGCAGCTAAACAAGAATTTTTATCACATCCATTACTTAAAGATATTGAAGAAATACCTGTTCAATTAGCACAAAAAATTAAAGTTGGTACGTATAAGAATCTTGGTGAAAAAGCATATGGAGAGCTTAAAAGTGCTACTGTTGAATCAGGTAAAACTCTTGCTCGTGGTTTAAAAGATTTAATTGGTAAAGTAGAACCTAAAGTATTAGGTTTAAATGCAGAATCACAAGCATTATATGATACTTTAAATGTTGCAGAACGTAGAGCATTTATGGAAGCAAATAAAGACATCATGGGTCTTTCAACATTATCTAAAGACATGAAAAATCAAATTACTATGATGGCAGATAGAAGTGCGCCATTTAAAGCACTATTAGCTCGTTCTATATATAAAGCAGGCAAAGTAGGTGAAAAATATACTGGTTTACTTGGAAAAGAAATTCCATATACATCTACAACAGGCAGAGAAGTTATACCTCCACTTTTAGTAAAGGGTGGTGGTTTACTTAGTCAATTTAACGAATAAGGAACAGTAATGGTAAACAACGATACAGATTCACGTTTAAGCACACATGAAGAAGTTTGTGCTATTCGTTATGAGCAAATAAACGCAAGACTCAAACGCTTAGAACAAATCCTTTTAGGCACAGCAGGTTTTGTTATTGTCTTTTTGTTGACACAGCTATCAAAATGAAATCATTTCTCATGGCAGTTACTTTAGTATTGCTGTGGTTGTTTTTATATGACTATGCAGATGGTAAAGAGCTACCAAAAGAAATGTCTATGAAAACAGATGTAGGTGAAGTCGTGCTTACTACTGAAGAATGTATCTTTATAAAGATGGGTCTAAGAAACTATCCTTATGCTGCATACGCTACTGAAAAAGGTAAAGCTAACCACGAAGGATGTTGGCGTAAAGATGATGTGAATGGTATGTCATCTGTCTTAATTTACTTTCCTGAAATAGACTCTACAGCAGTATATAACCCACAACTATTTAGCCCACGTTCAACACTATGACATTTATAACCGAAAATAATATAGCGAACTTGTATGACACACTAATACAGTTCCCTGTGTTTGACGAATATAAACTCCCACCAGCATCTAAAGTGGACTTCGTAGTAGTGCATGACGATACTATCTGTGGTCAATATGAACCACCAGAGTCAGGTGAACCACATATTATCACTATATCTACTGCAAAGTGCGGACATTTAGATACTGTCATCAAGACCATCTGTCACGAAATTATACACATGATATGCTATCTTGAATCACCTAAAACAGAGAAATACACAAGTCACAAAGGTTTATTCTTAAAACTACAAAAGAGAGTAGCTAACACACTTGGCTACGACCCTAAAGAACTATAAGGAGAATATCATAGACCCTGTAACCATATTAGCAGCATTAGGACCATTAGCAGTAGACTTAGGTAAGTCACTTATCAATCGCTTTATAGCACCTGACCAATTCAAACCAGCTACGATAGAACAGTATGCTCAGATGAAACAAATTGACCTAGAGTTCTTTAAAGTAATGAATGAAGCTGGTGGTGGTAATCCATCATATCCATGGGTAGAAGCTATTGTAAGACTCATGCGACCATTTATCGGTTTATTAGTATTAGCAACATGGGCTACAATGCACCTACAAGGTATCGCAACACCTGAAGTAGATAACTTTGCAAGTGCTGTAGGCTTCTATCTCTTTGGGGAACGTAGTTTATTCTACATTAAAAAGAAATGATAGTCTTAAATATACTTAACTTTATTGGTCTAGCAATACTTAAATTATTAGTCGTATGCCTATTATTCGTGGCTATGGGTTTCTCTATTCTATTTATGTATGCTATGCAATATCTTACACAGGCTCTAACGTATATAGACAAAAATGTTAATTGAAGTAAAAAGGTTTGAGTTTAAAGACACTTATACTGTAGGCAAGATGTATATAGATAATATATACGAATGTTACACGTTAGAAGATGTTGTTAGAAAAGGAGCTAAAGTAAATGGACAAACAGCTATTCCTACTGGCACTTACAACCTCATTATTAATCATAGCAATCGTTTCAATAGGGATTTACCTTTACTAGAAAACGTGCCTAATTTTACCGGTGTTCGTATTCATTCAGGTAATACATCTGCTAATACAGAAGGATGTATATTAGTAGGAACAACATGGTCAGGTAAAGACTTTATTGGTAATTCTAAAGTAGCGTTTAACAAACTATTTGAGAAGCTCAAGACAGCTAAAACAGCAACAATTAAGATATGCTAGATTATCTTATCTGCGACATATTATGCGCTATTACTCACTTTAAATACGTGTTTCTAATGCTAATTTTATATCTAGTATATAATAAAGTATCTCAACAATAGGAGAGTTACTTGAAGATTTTACTTTTAGATATAGAGTGCGCACCAAATCTTGCAACAGTATGGGGTATATGGCAACAAAACATTGCCCTTAACCAACTCCTAGAGTCATCATACACATTATGCTATGCAGCTAAATGGTATGGTGAGAAAAAGATTATGTTTGACTCTGTATATAAAACAGACCGTAAAACAATGCTAAAGTCTATTCATAAACTTATGGATGAAGCTGACGCAATCGTTCACTATAATGGCAATAGGTTTGATATACCCATGCTAAATAAAGAGTTCCTAGAAGCTGGTATGCCGCCACCTAGTCCTGCTAAACACATAGACTTACTGCAAACATCTCGTAGCAAATTTAGATTCGTTTCTAATAAATTAGACTATATTGCACAGCGTTTAGGTCTTGGTAAAAAGACTGCACATGAAGGTCATGAGTTATGGCTTAAAGTAATGAATAACGATAGGTCAGCATGGAAACGCATGGAAGAATACAATAGGAATGATGTTGTATTGCTAGAAAAAGTATATGATAAGTTTAAAGGTTGGATAAGTAATCATCCTAATCACAATCACTTTTCAGAAGAAAGAGTATGTCCTAGCTGCGCAAGTCATAAAGTGCAACAACGTGGTTATGCTGTATTAACTGGTGGTAAATATCCAAGATTTCAATGTCAAACTTGTGGTTCTTGGTTTAGAGGTAACAAAAAATTAACGACAGATAAATCAGAAAAATTTGTTAAAATATAGGACAGTTATGCAACTCTCAGAAATAGAAACAATATGCAATCATATGATAGGTAGAGTGATTGTATCTTGTGAACCATTACATGGCGATAGCACAATAGTACTTACACTTGATGATGATAGTCTAATAGAAATTAGTGGTGAGGAGCTATCAGTCTATGGCGAGCTAACTCCCATGGATGATTGATACCAAGTATTAATAAACTCTTTTAACTTATCTACACCATTACCAAGTATAGCAAGTTTATCTTGACTAACTTTATAAAATTCATTTACTTCAGTTCCTGTATTATCGCTATATCCATTTATCACTAACACAGTAAACTTATTTTGATTTGCTAATGCTTTTAAAAGTATCTTTTGACCTAAAGATATTTCTTCATTCTTACGCTTCCATTCTGCAATAAGAAAAGACCCACGTCTTTCAAAAATCATGTCAATATTAGATGGCATGGCTTTTGGATTGTCTAGTATTACACCTCTTAAAAATCCAAAGTCCGTATGACTAGCATACGCATTACGCATTGCATTAGACACAAACTACAGTACCATTAGGATGTACTTGACATACAGTCACAGAACCATCTGGTGCTAGTATAGTCGTAGTTTGAGCTAAAGCCTTTTCAGTTCCCCATATAGCTAACGCTGCCATCACTACAATAAATATCCAATATATTTTACTCATCATCAAATCTTTCTAAGATAGCTTCTACTTCAGGTGGATTAATAGCATCTTCATCTTTAGTAGCTTCTAATAGTTTATTCTTATACCAATCAGACTTCTCTAAATCTTGCTGTGGATTATCTTTAAAAGGATAGCGTAAATCATACTTTAACTTACATCCTTTTAGATATCCAATATACTCTTCTTTTGTTAAACGACTTTTAATAACGTCTATTGCTTCTATACCACCTACCATGTAATGTGGAGGTCTATTCACCATATCTACCATAACTATCCCCTTATAAAAAATAAATCAACAACTTGATACGTACCATAAAAAAAGCCAAATATACTACCAATTACTAAAGCCCATATAATATAATCAATTACCTTTTCTAGCAAGTCCATTTCTTTCTCCATAAGATAAAGGTTTTGGTAAATGCACAAGACCTTCTTGTTCTAAATATTTAAGTCTATAAAAGTTTGTAATACAATCTTTAGCTATTTTTGTTCTATGAGCTGTAGGATTATTCTTTACATAAGCCATAATTTTTAATGCTTGTTCTCTATCGTAGATAACGCTATAGACTTTACCCTTAGCCATCTTTTATTCCATGAGTCTGTTCTAATAATCTTGCAAATCTAAATATTCTATCTATTGTAACCAATTGGTCGCCTTTACCAAATGCTTCTTTATATATCTTAATAATTTCTTCTTGTGTAAGTGGTTTAGAGTCCACCATGTGCCTCCGTTAATCTTTTACTATCATATTTTTTCATATTAGTTACTTTAATAATATTTTTTGTATCTGCAATAAGTGGTGTAATAACCCAGTTATGCAATTTATTCTTAATGTCTTTTTCAATCTCTAAAGATGTTGGTTTAGATGACATAAAAGCAGACCATACAAGTTTACCTGTATTATCAAATTCTTCTACGAGATAGCCTAATATTTTATCTTTCATTTATATAACGCTTTTCTAGCATTTTTAATACATGGAACATCATGCCATTGTGGGTCATTATTTGTAAATACTTCTATTAACCATTCTAAAGCATAAGCTAAATCTTCATTTTCTTTTATAATCTTTTTTCTAATGTGAGCTTCATCCATTACATCTTTATGAACTTTAGCTAACCATAGTTTAGTATTATGTTCTTGCATTAGTAAAACACCATCCTCCCTATATGAGTAATCTTTTGATGACCAAACCACGAATGTTTTGGCATAATTGAGTCATCATGAAAGTATAGCGCATTTGCCACTGGATTCGCATATTTTCCACGCATAACATCAAGAACAAATAATTCAGTTTTAAGAAACGTAACTTTGTCAACAGGTGCATGTTTTTCATCCTGTACAGCAAACTGACCAGAAGCATAAATAACATCACATACAGACTTACCCCAGCGACCAGATTTAACACGATTATGAATAGTGTAATAGACACCCAATTTCTCCTCTAATGTTCTGTTATTAACCTCATGGTAAAGTGCCGTAGCGTAACACGAAACCTCTAATTCTAAGTTATGTATATCCATGACATACCTTTAATGGTTTTCTTGTGTCTAGTAAACTCATATAGGCGTATAATTCTATTATAAATCTAAAAGAAAGGAGACCTGCTATGTGGACTAAACCAGCTGCTACAGAAATGCGTTTTGGCTTTGAAGTGACTATGTACGTCATGAATAAGTAATGTGTATAGTGTGTATGGGGATGCTCCTAGAAAGGAACATCCTCATCTGCACCTTCAACTGCAGGCTTACTTCTAGCCTCACCCTTAGCTTCTTTAAGTTGCACTTGCCCTGAAATAAACTTACCATTAGCACCTTCTCTAATCCAACCACTAATTCTAAACTCAATACCATCCACATTTAAGTTTCCTGTATAGTTTGGTCTTTTAGGATTGTCACCCTGGTCATTCTTAAATAATGCAAATGTATTTGTGTTATCGTATTGCGCCATATACTACTCCTTTAGTTTAATAATTGTTTGTTCTACCTCTTCTAAAAACTTCATAACTTCTGTCTCTAATTCTGCAATGTAATCATCATCTCTGTCAAGACGCTTTATAAAAACTTGTAATTCGTCAGGGAAATTTGGGTTGAAACTTATGAAATCAACCCACCTAGCATTTGTACATGCCATTTGCCATTGCATCTGAGGTATGTATTTAGTAGGCACAGACTTACTCATAAGGGTATTAGTATGCGTAGTTTCTATAGGGCATTTAATCTCTATAAGACCTGCATACTTACCTTCTTCTTCTGAATTAACTGCACCATCTGGACTAGCGCCACTATTCTTAATCACAGGATGGTCAAAAAAACCTACTTCTGTTACTATAGAATTTGTTTTACTTTCATATAGTTTTCTTGCTATAGGTTCACGTTCAATCCCATCTTGCATTGCTTGATTTGTGTATGAGTCTGTTTTTTTACCTGTTAAACGTTCCGATACAAGTTGAATAAGATAGTTTTGACGTGATGTAGATATGCCTGTTTTGGTTTTGGCGATAACATCCGATATTCTGGATGCGGTCACCTTGCCTAGCCTTTGTTGAAACCACTCTTCGGTACCTTGGTTTATCATAGAAAATCCTTGCTAGAAACAGCTTTTAAAGCTGGCTGTTCTGACTCTGGAATATCCTCACCACTATAGATATATAAGCCAATACCATGTAACGCAATAGCTTTAGCTAAACAACGCTGCATAGCTGTATTAACTGCCATAGCGTCAGGATTAGGAATAGCTTGATTTCTAAAATTAAGCACAGGTAATTGTGAAGTCATAGACTTACCAAAAGCATGGACTGTGCAGAATACCATAAGCGTTTCACCAAATTGCTTAGGTTCGCCATAAGTCCATGTAGCAGTTGGGTCTTGCTGTAGAAGCGTGTCTACAGCCCAAGCCCATGATAAGTATGATAGACCATTTTTCTTTTCAATGTGGTCTGATACATTAATCTTACGTAGTTCGTTATAGTTCATCTTTCTCTCCTGTTGTTGTAATTCTTGATGGTGTTGCATCATTACTTGGTCGTAAAACTGTTGTTGTGACATTTGCTCTCTCCCATTTATCGTTATCTAATTTAAGTTCGTCATTCAATTGTTTCAGTATTTTAGCTATATGTTCTAGCATATAATTCTCCATGTAAAGTATGCTATAAAAATTATCATAAAGCAAATAATATATTTATTCATATTTGTTTTTCTTCTAAAGAGTCAACAAGTTTGTCTAATACATTTTTCATAGCTAACTCTACATCTTTTCTTTGCATATTTCTTGCTAGTGAATCAGCTATTTTAACACATTTTTCTGCTTTTTTATCGTTTGGTGCAGTAATAGCTAACGCTAATGCCAATGTTAATGCTTCTGTGTTATCTGTAATCATATTGCACCTGCTAACTTACCCATAATATATAGACATAAAGCTACATATGCCCAGAAAGCTATTGCTCCAATAATCATAGTTTTGATTTTCATATTATCTCTCCAAAAATTATTTACAAAGTTCATTAAACAAATTAACATCACTACTAATTACCTGATATGCAAGTTTTTGATATTTTTCACATGAATCTAAATTATTGTGAATATACATAAATGCTTCTTTAAAAGTCAAGTTTTTATTTTCTGCAAGCGTTTCAACTACTGAATAAGCACCTGTAATTCTCATTTTTCTCTCCTAAAGTTAAATACTACAATAGTTATATTAATGATATAAAATTGCATGTCAAGTGTTTTTATATAAAAATTATATAATAATTATATTTGCATTTAAAAATTACTTATGATAGTGTTTTGCTTTATGAAAAAACTAAGATATATTGTATTAGATGAATTTGATGAAAAGCCGTTAAGAGCTTTTGCAGATAAGTCTTCAGCTTTGCACTTTTTAGAGAGTAGACCTAACTGTAAATTAAAAGTTTTGCCTAAAGAAAAGACTGTGCCAATCACAGACCTGTACGAAGAATGTTTATTTTAAGGAGAGTATATGAAAATTAAGAACTGGGATAAGTTTCAACATTTTAAGCATAAAAGTGATATGAAATGGTTTAAATGTTATGGTCGTGACTTGTTAAATGACCCTGATTTTATGAAATTAGATGATATAAAACAGGCAACTTTGTTTAAATTATGGTGTTTAGCAAGTGAGTCAAATGGTGTTTTACCAAATTCCTACGATATAGCGTTTCGTTTAAGAAAACCTATAGCCTTTATAGAAAAAATGCTTTTAGAATTAGATACTTGGTTTATAAAAAATGAAATTATACAAGAATTATATACAGATTATATAGGAGATAAGATAAGATTAGATAAGAATATAAAAACCATTGTAAGGTTTGATGAGTTCTGGAATTTATATCCTAATGTTCGTAAGAATAATAAAAAAGGTTGTTTAGAGAAATGGAAAAATAAAAATCTTGACTTAATAGCTGATAAAGTTATAGGCTATGTAAAGATGATGAAAGAAACTAAACAATGGAAAGAAGGCTTTGTGCCAGCACCTATGACATTAATTAACCAAGAGAGATGGGAAGATGGTATTACACAAATTAAAAGAGCATGGGAAGGTGGCATTTAATGAATATAGGTGAAGCGTTAAATAAATTAACTGTCAATCAGTCAGTCATTACTGATTACTACGAACAGGAGTATGCTCATGCAGAGTTTAAAATTAAGAGTACGGATATTTTTACTGATAATGTGGTCCAGTATTTTAATGAAGAAATCCATAGTGGTAAATCGCTTGGTTGGCTTAAAACGGAAGATAAGTTTCGTGTTAGGAATGCCGAACTAACTATTTTGACAGGGGTATCAGGGCATGGTAAATCTATGTGGCTTTCACAAGTTATATTGTCTATGATGCGACAAAATACAAAATGTTTAATTGCTTCATTGGAAATGAGACCTGTGCTTTCATTAGCTCGGATGATTACACAAGCATTAGGTTCACCAGAACCAACAGAAGATTACATCCGTAAATTTTGTGATAGAGCAAAAGAAAAATTGTATATTTATGACCAGTTAGGCACCACTACATCTGAAGACATGATAGCTACGTTATACTATGCCAAACATGTCCTAGGTGTTGAAATTTTTATCATTGACAGTTTAATGAAAATAAGTGATATTAGTGAAGAGTCTTTAGAGTCACAAAAATTATTTACAGATAGACTGGCAGTTACGGCTCGTGATTTAAACATTGCTGTTTTTTTGGTAGCACATACAAGAAAATTAAAAGACGAAACAGAAATACCTGATGCAACAAATATTATGGGTAGTTCACATATAAGAAACCTATGCGATAACATTATCTGTGTATGGCGCAACCGATACAAAGAAAAGTTAGTAGAAGAAGGTAAAACTTCTGATGATGAATTAAAAATTATTCCAGATGCTAAAGTATTTATTCAAAAACAAAGAAATGGTCAATGGGAAGGCTCATTTAATTTTTGGTTTAGTCAAAAAACTTTATGTTATAGAGAATCACCATGACACTTGATAATTTACCTTTTACACATTTGACATCTGTTTATAATGCAGTAGAATATGTTATTCAAACACCAGATAAACCTAAAGAGATATTACCATTGCATGTTAGACAAAAGTTTGATAGATGGAAACGTGAAGACTTTTACAAAGATGACCATTATAAAGAAATGTGGGATAAAAACTGGATAAATAATGACTATAAATGATTTTATTAAAGAGTGTAAAAAGCTATTTGGTTCAGATATAGAATACAAAGCAACTTCTAAAGACGGACAAGTATTTAAAACGAAAGGATGGAGAGATGATAAAGTGGGCATTAACCAAAGACAATTTGCCAATGTTAATAGAGAAGCTAAAAACTCTTGACTTTACTAAACGTTGGCGTGTTACAGTCACAGACGCTAAACTAAACAGAAGTCTTGAACAAAACGAAAGATTATGGGAACTATACACAAGTATAGGTCAACATTTAGGCATAGAAAAAGATAAGATACACGAACTCATGGGGTATAAATTCTTACGCTACCAAACAGAAATAGCAGGTATGCCTGTAGAACTTATAAAGTCAACCACTAAACTAACCACAAGTGAGATGACAGAATACCAACAGCAGATAGAGGTATGGGCGCAAACAATGGGTTGGGGTTGGGATTTTTAGTCATGACAATACAACAAAAATTAGAAATGTTTGATGATAATGAGCAACGTCTTATTGACACAACATACACAAAAAAAGTTGATGTGCCTTTATATGTACCTAAATATGAAAAGCCTAACATATATGAATTGTTTGATAATTTAAAAACAATAAAATTAATCCAAAAAATTAATCAGTCTAATGTTTCTGAAGATGAAAAGAAGTTTTTAATTTTTGCAGCATATAGACATATTGTATTTAATTTTTCAAAAATTGCAGATTACTATGCTCATTCAAATTCTGAAATGCAACAGTTAATGGAACAATCAGCATTAGTCATTGTTGATTTTGATAAAGCTATTGAATATGGTTATGTTGCTTTAAATAATCAATTATCAAATCAATATCTGGAAGAACAAAGTGAAAGATAATTTTTGTGTTTTTATATTAAGTCATAATAGACATGACAGAGTGTACACTTACGACACTTTAAAAGAAAAAGGTTATACAGGTAAAATTTTTATTATTCTTGATGATGAAGATAAGTCTCATCATAAATATGTTGAAAAGTATGGTAATCAAGTGATTACTTTTTCTAAAGATAAAGTTGCAACTACCTTTGACATTGGTGATTGTTTTGATGATAAAAGGGCAGTAGTGTTTGCTAGAAATGCTTGTTTTGATATAGCTAAACAATTAGGTTATAAATATTTTATTCAACTTGATGATGACTATACTGATTTTAGATGGTCATTTGATAATAATAAAAAATATGTAACGAATAAATATATTGAAAACTTAGACAAGATATTTGAAATCATGTTAGATTTTTATAAGAAAACATCTTTTACTTCTATTTGCATGGCTCAAGGTGGTGATTTTATTGGTGGTGAAAATAGTGGTTTAAGTAAAACATTTTTAGATGGTCAAATATCAAGAAAAATTATGAATAGTTTTTTGTGTTCAGTTGATAGACCTTTTCAATTTGTAGGTAGAATTAATGAAGATGTAAATGCTTATTGTTATTTTGGTTATAAAGGTTATTTGTTTATGACTATTGCACAATTAAGACTTGAACAAAAACAAACTCAAAGTAATGCTGGTGGTTTAACTGATATTTATTTAAGTTCTGGCACATACGTTAAAAGTTTTTATTCTGTGCTTTATAATCCATCTAGTGTAAAAGTAAGACAAATGGGTCAAAACAAAAAAAGATTGCATCACAGCATAAATTGGGATGCTACAGTTCCTAAAATTATTTCAGAAAAATTTAAAAAATATGATATATCGCAATCAAAAACTAACTAAACTTTTAAGACAATTGCCTTGTCAACATTGTGGTATAATATCTGAAACAGTTTGTGCTGCACACCGTAATGAAGGTAAAGGTATGGGTATTAAAGTATCAGATGCGTTATGTGCTGCATTATGTTATGAGTGCCATTACACACTAGATATGGGTAAAAACTTAACAAAAGAAGAAAGACGTGAGATGTGGAACAGAGCTTACGTTACTACAATGCAATATCTTTGGGAACATGAAATGATAGGAATAATATAATGGGAAAAGGAAGCGCACCAAGACCGTTTACAGATAGAGCTGTATTTGACGAAAACTTTGATAAGATATTTGGCAAGAAAAAGAAAGATGCTGATACATCACCACATTTAGCTGAATACGAACTCAACAAGTCTACAGGTGAATTAGAAAGATTATGGGAAGGCACATCTAAACCTAACGAAAGCCAATTTGATGGCAAGTAAATCACCGACTCAATTAAGTTTAGCTAAATTAAAAGAAGAAGGATATACAGTAGCAATTGTTGAGCATTGGAACGCTTTTGCTAGAATAAGACAAGACCTTTTTGGATTTATAGACCTTTTAGCTTTAAAGGGTAAAGAAGTATTAGCAGTTCAAACAACCACAGCGTCCAATCTTAATGCAAGATGTAAAAAAATAGCTAATCATGAAAATGTAAATGCTGTTCGTGAGGCAGGTTGGACTATTCATGTTCATGGGTGGCATCAAGATGAGAAAAGGAAATACCATTGCAAAGTGAAAGATGTATCGTGAAAGAAAAGATATTAGCTTATCTTACAGAACCACGAACAATAAACGACATAGCAGAACATATACAATCTAACTATCCTATTACAAAGAACATACTTGTAGAGATGAGAGATGCAAATGTTATTCATGCTTACAAAGATAACCAAAATAGACTTATGCACTATTACGTGCCACAACCACATCCACTACAAACTATATTTGGACACACAGCAAACTTTACAGATGAGCAGATAAAAGGTATTATCATACACAATGCAGATGACGCTAAACATAACTTGCAACAAAGAACTACACAAGAAACATTTGGACAAAGCGTAGCATATACGCTAACACAATATGATTAGTATGGAACGCTTATTATCTATCCTGGAAGACTGGGCTAGGTGGATGAAGTCGGATAATCACAAGCTAGGCTATCCATCTAAAAGCATAGGTATGTCATCAGGTGGCGAGTCTACAAGCGAAGTGTTTGAAGAAATGTGTTCAGCTCAAGACATGAGCAATGTCAGAACAATAGATGCTATTATCCATAGTTTAGATTCATCTCAACAACAAGCTATATATGCTAAATACTTAGGTGCTAAACCACCACTTGCTTTTTATTGGCAATTAGAGATGGCATACGATAATTTACTTACAATAGCAGGAAGAAGGATAAACGCATAAACTTGTTGAAAATATTTATTATATATGATATAATATCGTTTCTCAGATAATTCCTGTCCGTTAAAAACGTAATTACATAAAAAGCCTGACTGCACTCTCTCCGTGGTTGGGCTTTTTCTTTTATATGAAGTTATCCATTTGTGAACAATGCGGTGAGCCTTTTGATTTTACAGAGTATTCATTATGTAACGATTGTAGGTATGACCACAGATTTATTAAATTAAGGGAAAGCTATGAAGAAACCAACAACCAAAGCAGGGAAAGAAAAGAAGATGGGCAAAGTGATGCGTGAGTTTAAAGCAGGAAAATTACACTCAGGTAAAGGTGGTCCAGTCGTAAAAAATAAAAAGCAAGGTATTGCAATAGCCTTATCAGTTAGTGGTCTCGGTAAAAAGAAAGGAAAATAATTATGCCAATGGTCGGAATGAAAAAGTTTGCCTACACGGAAAAAGGCAAAAAAGAAGCTAAAGAATACGCTAAGAAATCAGGTAAGAAAGTAGCAGCAAAACCTATGAAAAAAAGTGCAAAGCGTGGCTACTAAACCAGGCTTATGGGCTAATATCCATGCTAAACGTAAACGTATAGCAGCAGGTAGTGGCGAAAAGATGCGCAAACCAGGCACTAAAGGCGCACCTACAGCTAAAGCTCTAAAACAATCAGCAAGTAAAAAGAAATGATTAAGAAGGGCAAAGAAACATTCTCAGGTTATAATAAACCTAAGAGAACACCTAGTCATCCTACTAAGTCACATGCAGTATTAGCTAGAGAAGGTGGAGTAGAAAAACTTATACGCTTTGGTCAAAAAGGTGTAAGTGGTGACAAAACAAATACAGATAGAGCAAAGTCATTTAAAGCAAGACACGCTAAAAACATTGCAAAAGGTAAAATGTCAGCCGCATACTGGGCAAACAAGGTAAAGTGGTAAAACTAGATATATACGTAGGATATGACGGTAAGGTAGAACCAGTTGCATATCATAACTTTTGCCAGTCAGTTATAGAAAAGTCATCTATACCGGTAAGTTTTACACCATTAGCACTAAATACTTTAAAAGACTACGAAGAAACACATAAAGACGGTAGCAACGCATTTATCTATTCACGCTTTTTAGTGCCATATCTAAATAACTTTAAAGGTATCGCACTATTCGTAGATGGAGATATGACTTGCCGAACAGATATTGCAGAGATACTAGCTAACTTTGATAATGACGAAGCAGTCAAAGTCGTAAAGCATAACTACACAACAAAGCATCCTATCAAGTATCTAGGTGCTAAAAATGAAGATTACCCTAAGAAAAACTGGTCATCAGTAATGCTATGGAATTGTGGGCATTGGCTCAATAAACAATTAACACCTAAGTTTGTGCAAGAA